ATGGCGACACCAGAAAACCAAGCCAAAATTGATTGGCTGAACCGATATCGGAAATTAGACAAAGAGGTGGGTCGAAAATGTGATGAATTGTCGAGATGGCGGTCGCGGGCGACAAAAATCACACCGGCATTGACCGGAATGCCGGGAGGAGGTGTTGCTGGAGACCGCGTGCAGGATGCTGTGGAAAAGATTGTGGCACTGGAAGGCGAAATCAATGTGGAAATTGACCGCTTGTTACAGGTGCGTGGGGAAATTGAGAAAGCAATCAAGGCTGTGCCGGATGATACACTGCGGACTCTGTTGGAACTGCGGTACATAGACGGACTGACGTGGGAAAAAATTGCGGTAAAGCTTAGTTACAGCTACATGCATATCTGCAGACTCCATGGAAAAGCAATACAAGTGATAGAATGTTATACTAAACCTGTGCTATAGTATAAACTAGGAATTAAAGGGAACGGGCTGAAAGGCCGGTTCCTTTTTCGCTGCCTGTGCGGGTCTCCAGAAAGGGGACACCATGGAAGAGTATATCGACCATATTTATAATGAAGACTGCATCGCGGGCATGGGACGTCTGCCGGACCACTTATCACACAGCGGAAAGCCGCATCAAAAGATTACAAGAGTCCTCCTAAATAATGCCGCCGTGATGGAGTGCACGGTGGCGCATATGCCGACAACGCCGCATGAGGCTGAGCCGGTACTCCTGAAACTTTTTTGGCAGCCGGAACAGACGGCACGAACCCGACAGCTTGGTTGCTGCCGGGCTTTCATTTGACAAAGAACATTTTGTGTGGTACACTAACTGAGTTGGAAATATCCAACAAGCCTATCTTTTCGTGCCAAACCGAAGGCTTTAATTTCGGCGTTGAAGTCATTTATGAACTGTTCCAAAGACCAATCAACAAAAGCAGGTATAGCAGTCGATAACCCGGGCGTTACACGGGACTAAATATTAGTGGGCATCCATTTCGGTGGGTGCCTTTTTCATATTCAAATTTTTATGGGATTAGCCTATTTCGGCTAATTTTTCATGATGCTTGAAGGAGAATTAAAATAGCTGGTAACTGTTGAAAAAGTTGGGCGGTAATTTTGCCGTATATTTCACAAATGTGTATTATTTCCTTCTAATATGCTACTTTCTGGATTATAATGGAGAAAAGTGTTTTTAGGAGGAAATGTTTATGGTTAACGTTTTTAATGATTATGATTTTTATTTTGGCGCTGTTCTTTCTGTCTTTCTAAGAGGTGCAAAGACACATTATACTCCAAGCTTAATCAGTTCTAATAACAAAAACGGAAGAATATATGAATTTGCAGTTGATAGAGAGCCAGATTTTATTTTAGTAATGTCATATGCTTCACATCCACGTCCGGATACTGCGGATAAAGATTATGATAGTTGGTTCTTTAACTTTACAGTTGAGCAGCAAAATATCATTAAAAGTTGTATCGATGATAAAAAAGGTATCAAAATTGCTTTAATGTGCGGAAAAGACAAGTGGAATCAAAGTGAATTAGCTCTTATGAATGACGATGATATAGCTGAAACCATTTATCAAAATAATAAGATAAAAAGTACTGTTACCATTCGCCGAGACAAAAATAAGCATAGCTATTTTATATATCGTGGGAAAAGTCCAAAGGATGCATACCAGCTTAAAGCTCAGTTACCAGAATAAATTATAGATTTCCAAGCTCTCCGCCCTTGCGGTCGGTGCCTTTTTTATACTCGAGAAGCCGGACAAATCAACGAATTTACGGAAGATCTGTACTTGAATGAAGTAAACATGCCCTTTTGGGATATGATAAGAATCATGATGGGTTAAAACTGAACGATCCGAAAGAGGGCATGAAAATGAAAAATTTAGGAACTATAGACCGAACGATACGAGCGGTGGTGGCGGTAATCCTGTTTAGTTTGTTCTTCGTGCTTCGGGGAAATGCAAAATGGCTTGGTTTACTTGGTTTTATACCGCTGGCTACTGCAATTTCTGGGGTGTGCCCCTTATATTCTTTACTTCATATTTCGACAAATAAGAAATAAAATAATATTTTGTTCGTTTTTTCGGCGACCTTCGGGTCGTCATTTTTATACCCAAAAACAAAAGGAGCGGATACCATGGACCGGATTGTGGACTATCGTCGGAAATTATATGATAAGTTTGGACGGATGCAGGGCAGTGAGAACCTATGAAAACCTATCGGACTTACACGCCTGCACAGTTATCCGTCTGGATTCCACAACTGGTTGCACGCAATGACATGCATGCCTTTTATATCAGTCACGCTTGGCTGCATCTCCGTGAGCAGGTACTCAGGGAGCAGCACTATGAGTGCCAACTGTGTAAGGCGCGCGGCCTGTATGTTCCGGCAACGACCGTACATCATATCCAGACAGTAAGGCATGCGCCGTGGCTGGCATTAACGAAAAGCAACCTGCTTGCTGTCTGTGATGAATGTCATTACAAAATCCATCACAAGCAGAATAAAAAGTGGGAGGATGAGCGTTGGTGACACTCCCCCCGGTCAAAAAAATTGAAAAAAATTTCAGCCACGGGAGAACGGGCGATAGGGTCGACAAAACCGGTTTCTCGCGCGCGCGTAGAAAAAATTGAGTAAAGGAGGCGGTAAACATGGCGAAAGCAAGAGAAGTAAAGGACTCTCTTATCAAACAGCTTCAGGCAAAAGGGGCGGATGTCACGCTTTACCGTGCCCTGATTGATGATTACATGTGGTTTTATCAGCAGCTCCGCCAGATGCAGTCCGATATCCGCAAACGAGGCCGAACGTATACAGCAAAATCTGCCGCAGGAAAGGACTATGAGAAAAATAACCCGTCTGTAGACGATGCATTGAAATACAGCAAACAGATGGTAACGATTCTGACGGCCCTTGGGCTGAGCACGGAAACGGTTGTGCCGCCCGATGGTATAGATACAGAAAAGGACAGTGATGAACGTGATTTGTAAAGAAGTTGACGACTACATTGAGCAGGTTTGCCACGGCGCTGTCCCAGTCTGCAAAGACCAGCTGCGGCTCTGCGAATATGTTGAAAAATGTTTTGCAACGGAAAATATTCATATTGACGGATCTCAGCTAAGACGCTATCTGGATAAGCAAAGATTTTTTCCATTCCGCCTGCTGCCTTGGGAAAAATTTGTATTTGCTCTTCATAACTGTACATATCGGGCCGACGGATTGCTCCGCTGGCCTATTTTATTTGTCATGGTCGGGCGGGGTGCAGGGGAAAATGGTTATCTTTCTTTCGAGGCCTTTTGCTGGATTACACCAATTAACGGTGTGAAGCAATACGATGTCGATATTTTCGCCACAGCGGAGGATCAGGCCAAAACCAGCTTTGAAGATGTGTATAACGTTTTAGAAGATAACAAGGCAAAACTTGGCCGGTTTTTCACTTGGAATAAAGAAGTCATTACTAACCTAGCGACCGGGTCCCGCATTCGCTTTCGCACTTCCGGAGTCAAGACAAAGGACGGCGGTCGGCCGGGCGCGGTCGTGTTCGACGAATTCCATGCCTATGAAAACTACAAGATGGTTGACGTCGCACGGACCGGCCTCGGAAAAAAGGCCTTTCCGCGCCAGACCATCATCACCACAGACGGCTATGTACGCGGCGGTCCGTTGGATGATAGCAAGGCACAGGCCGATCAGATCCTCAGCGGCGGCATGGATGACAAGGGTATGCTCCCATTTATCTGCCGACTGGACGATCCGGCGGAAGTCGATAACCCGAAGATGTGGTATAAGGCCAACCCGTCGCTGCCGTATTTTCCTGTACTGCGGCAGGAACTGGAGCAGGAATACGCGCAGTATCAGATCAATCCTTCCGGAAATTCTTCATTTGTCGTGAAGCGGATGAATCTGCCACAGACTTTCGATAATGAAAGTGTTACGGACTGGAACAATATTCTTGCGGCGAAAAGGCCGCTGCCAGACCTTGAATGGTGCGACTGTGCAGCTGGAATTGACTATATGAAAACAACAGATTTTCTTTCTGCGGGGCTCTTGTTTAAATACAAGGGCCTTTATTGCTGGATGCAGCATAGCTGGGTGTGCCGTGCATCGGCTGACTTACCACGTATCAAAGCACCTTTGCATGACTGGGAAGATGCCGGATATCTGACATTTTGCAACGGGCCGGAGATTCCCCCGGATGTGCCGGCCGCATGGCTCGCAGATAAAGCAAAGGAATACCACATTACGCTGCTCGGCATGGATAACTTCCGCTATACCCTGCTGACCCGCGCACTGCGGGAGGCCGGGTTCGATACCGACAAGGGCGGTGCAAACAACATCATGCTGACAAAACGCGTTACGGAAAACCGCTATGTGCCGGTTATCACCAGCCTGTTCAATACACACAAAATCATCTGGGGCAGCGACCCGATGATGCCGTGGTACACCAATAACACCTGTGTCATTACGGACCGTGGGAACCAGTATTACGGAAAAAAAGAAGAAAAATCGCGTAAAACTGACGGCTTTAAGGCAATGGCTGCCGCAATCTGTGCAAGTGAGAATCTTGCGGACAGTGGAGAAGAAACAAGTCTGGACGATTTCAAAGTTTACTCTTACTGAGGGAGGTGAGCGGTTGAAAATTCTAGATTTTTTTCGGGATATTTTTAAGCCCGGGAAAACATACAAGCTAAACCAGCAGTTGATGGGTGAAACAAAACTGCAATTAGATATTGAGGACTTTGCCATTCAGATGGCAATTAATATGCTGGCAGGGCTGATTGCCAAATGTGAATTTAAAACCTACGTTAAGGGGAAAGGAACCAAAGCGGATGAGTATTATCTCTGGAATGTCGAGCCAAATGTCAATCAAAACAGCAGCCAGTTCATCCAGCAGCTTGTTTCCAAACTGCTTCATGATAATGAGGCTTTGGTGGTGGAGGCCGACGGCCAACTGCTTGTTGCAGACAGTTTTAACGCAACCGGGTATGCCCTGTTTCCGGCAACGTTTTCCGACGTCACAGTGGAAGCCTTCGGGGACAGCTTTACATTTGACAAAACTTTCAGCATGTCCGATGTGCTTTACTTCCGGCTCAATAACCGGAACATACGGGCCTTGCTTTCCAATGTTATGGGCGGGTACAACCAGCTCCTCTCCATGGCGATGGGTAAATACAAACGCGCCGGCGGCCGGAAGGGCATTGCTCACGTCGATAAAACACTGTCCGGTGATAAGAAATATCAGAAACGGATTGACGATATTTTCGGAAAAGGATTCAAAAAGTACTTTGATTCTGAAAATGCTGTGATCCATCTGCCGAACGGCATTACTTACGATGAAATTACCGGAGAGGGCAGCAAGAAATCCACATCCGAAGTCAATGACATTGCCAACATTACAAAAGAAGCCTTTGCCCGTGTTGCGCAGGCATTCCGGATTCCGCCGGCGCTGCTGCAGGGTGACATTGCCGATATCAGCAAACTCATGGATGAACTGCTGACAGTCTGCATCGACCCGCTTGTGGACCTTATCCAGACGGAGATAAACCGGAAACGTTACGGCAAGGCGGCATTTCTCGCCGGAACCTATCTTAGAATTGACACCACGTGCATTAAGCATATTGACATATTCGACGTCGCGATGGTTGCCGACAAGCTGATTTCGGACAGCCTTTACAATGTTGACGAACTAAGACAAAAACTCGGTGACACACCGCTCAACACGTGGTGGAGCAAACGATATGTACTTACAAAAAACTATGAGCCGGTTGACGGGCCGGCAGACGGAGGTGATACAGGATGAAAAAATATTATTCTTTGGAAACCAATCAGCAGACAAGAACAGCAGACCTTTATATTGTCGGCGATATTGTAGACGCAGTGAATACGGGTATTGATGAGGCATGGGGCATTGACCTTGGTGAAACGTCTAGTCTGTCCATTGTTAAGGATATTCAGGGGCTGGACGTTGACACCATCAATGTCCACATTAACAGCATGGGCGGCTGCGTCAATGAGGGACTTGCTATTTACAATATCCTTAAAAATCACAGTGCAAAAGTCAATACGATTGTGGAAGGCTTCGCCTGTTCTGCGGCGTCCGTTGTATTTATGGCCGGAGACAAGCGGATTATGAACGCCGCCTCTGTCCTGATGATTCATAACGCATGGATGCAGCCGGATGCAGGCAACGGCGCACAGTTGAGACAGCAGGCCGATGAACTCGATAAGATTTCGCAGGCAGCCGGAAATGCTTATATGGAGCGTGTAAATATCAGCCGGGAGCAGCTGGACGCCATGCTTGACGGTGAAAGCCATGAGGGTACGTGGATACTGCCGGACGATGCGGTCAAGATGGGGTTTGCCACAGCGGTTTCCAGCGCGGTGCAAAGCAGTGCTGCACATCAAAGTGCAATGAAACAGGTCATCCAGAAAGTTATGATAAAACAGAAGAAATTTGAAAGTAATGCCATGACCGTTGACCTGCATCTCAATGCCAAAGATTTTTACGCCGAACTTGATAAGGCTAAGGCAGCCGCCGAACAGGCTGCGGAAGAAATCAACGGAAAACTCGAAAAACATAAACCACATGAGCCGGAGCAGACAAATGCTTCCCGGCTCAAATCTTTATTCGGAGGTAAAAACATATGAAATCGAAAGATGTGATTAAGCAGGACCTTAATGAAAAGCTCGGGAAGGCAATGGAAAGCAAAGACCCGGCAGCACTTACCGAAGCATTTGCGGATTTTGCGGTAAAACTGCAGTCGGATATTGTGGATGATTTTAAATCGTACCAGCAGACACAGGATTCCGCCATCCTTGCACGCCGCGGTGTGCACCAGCTGACGGCGGCAGAGACCAAATTCTATTCGGACGTAATGGGCAGCTTGAAAGCGCATTTTGACAATCCGAAAATGGCTTTCACTGGAATTGATAGCACGACACTTCCGACAACGGTCCTTGACAATGTTCTCAGCGATATTGGGACCACTTTTCCACTTTTGAATGTCATCAATTTTCAAAATGTTTCCGCAATTACGAAGATGATTGTTAACAAACAGGGAATGCAGCTTGCGACGTGGGGACCTATTAATTCAAAGATTGTAACGGAGCTCAGCGGCGCAATCAGCACAATCAACATTGAGCTGAACAAGCTTACAGCTTTTATGCCCGTGTCCCGCGATATGCTCGACGTTGGTCCTGAGTGGATGGACACCTATGTCCGCACGGTGCTTGCCGAGGCACTCGGTTATGGCCTGTCTCAGGGCATTGTGGCTGGCACTGGCAAAGATACACCAATCGGCATGACGAAAGACCTTAGTGCAGCCGTTGACCCGACGACGGGCTACCAAGACAAGACGCCGATTGTGATTACCGACCTGTCTGTAAAAACCATTGGCAGTATTGCCGCAACCTTGGCGCAGGGGCCGAACGGCAGAAAACGTCCGGTTCCATCTATTTTGATGGTTGTAAACCCCGTGGACTACTTTACGTTGGTTATGCCGGCAATGACTTACCTTACCAATTCCGGCAGCTATGTCAGTAATGTGCTGCCTTACCCGTCACAGGTCGTGCAGGACATCAACGTCCCGTCCGGCAAAGCAATTTTCGGTCTTGCAAGTCGTTACTTCATGGGTATCGGCAAAGGCGGCAGCGGCGGGCAGCTGGAATACTCCGATGAGTTTCAATTCCTCGATGACAACCGCGTCTATAAAATCAAAATGTATGGCAATGGCCAGCCGCTGGACAACAATGCTTTTGTGCTTGCGGATATTACAGGCCTGACTCCGCTCAAACATCAGGTGCTGGTTGTAAATCCGACTACAAATCCGGTCAATACGAAAACTGTAACGGCGTAACTGAGGAGGTAAAAACCTATGGCAACAAATGATGCAGGCCCGCCCACGGGCCTTTTAGAAACCGTCAAGGCATACCTCAAAATTACTTGGCAGAATGCCGATACAGATGCGGAGGTTACCGGTTACATCAATCGCGGGATGACGCGTTTGCAGCAGATTGCGGGTGCACCGCTCGACTTTACAGCCGAAGGTCAGCCGCGTGCCTTGCTGCTGGACTACTGCCGATATGCCAGAAGTCAGGCGCTGGAAGTATTCGAGAGAAACTTTGGGGCTGAACTTCTTGACCTCCATCTCAGCACGCAGGCGCCGATGATTGACAGCCTGACCGTTATTGTCTCCCCGGATTCTTCCGGAGGCTATGATGTAACGGTTGCACCGGAACCGGATGATGGTAACGGCTGCGTTTATCAAACTGGCGCTGGATTAACGCTGCCACAGCGGCTTGACACCTGCCTACCGGGTAATATCTGGACGGAATGGGACGGCTTTTCGCCGATTCCGGCGACGTCCGGACAGCAGATTATGATTGTGGAAATTAACAGTTGTTATGAGGCGGAACGCGCAGGGCAGGTGACAGTGCCATGACCATTCGAACACCCACACAGTTTCTTACATTCAATGATGGCTGGTGCGATATTTACTCGGTGACAGGAAATAAACTGGACACCAAAATGATAACACTCGGTTTTGGCAATCGGACAGTCGGGATGAAGCGCTTTTACGCTGCCCGTGCAGCCAGTACCGAAATCAATCGTCTGGTCCAGATCCCATTGCGGGAAGACATCACGCCAGAAAACAACGTTGTGATTTCCGGTGTCCGGTACCGCATTGAGCAGCTGCAGAATCTTTACGACACAAATCCGCCGGTAACGGTTTTAACATTACGGAAAATCGGGGTGGCACCATGAGCGAAACAATACCGGTGGATGGTCTTGCGGATGCAATTTCCGAAACGCTGCGGCAGTATTCAGACGATGTCATGGATGGAATCAAAAAAGCGGAAGACATTACGGCCAAAGAATGTAAGGGGAACCTTACGGCGGCCAGTCCGGTCGGGGCAACCGGCAAATACCAAAAAGGATGGAAGGTTACGGTAACAGCAAACACGCCGCTTAAAAAATATACGGTTATCCACAACAGGCAGGCGGGGCTTACTCATTTGTTGGAAAACGGCCATGCCACACGCAACGGCGGCCGGGCGCGCGCTTTCCCGCATATTAAACCGAATGAGGAAAAGGCAAACGCTGCCTTTGAAACGCGGGTGGAGGAGATCATTCGCAATGGACATTAAAGCATGGCTGGAACAGGCCGGGGAACCCGTTGCGGAAACCTGCTTTCCCCCGGGTGATGAAAGAGCAAAGCTCCCTTATATTTATTTTCTCGATGAGCAGGACCGCGGCGGCGCGGATATGCGGAATATCCTTACCACGCACAATCTCACGGTTGAACGGTATTCTGACACAGCGGAATATAACACAAAACTGGAAGCGCTTTTCGATGCCGCAGGCCTTGCCTTTACCCGCGAACAGATGTGGCTTCCGGATCCGGACGATATGTACGAAACAATATACACAATCAAAACCCCTGTTTTAGAAAGGACTGATCTTTAATGGCAGATAAAATCATTCACATTCCGATTGGCAGTGGATATTTGTATCATGATGTGTTTTCGGGGAACATTCCCGCTGATACTGATATTGAAACGGAAATGCACCGCCTTGGCTATATTGAAAAGGGCGGCGAAATTGATTATAAGCCAACGTATAAGACTTTTAAAGATGACTTTGGTGTTATGCAGCGCAACATTTTGACAGCGGAGACGGCAACATTAAAGGCATCTTTAATTGCATGGTCCGCATCGGATTTCAATACTTTTGTGTCTACAGCGCGGATTACGGAAACAGCAGGGCACAGGACGATTAAAATCGGCGGCCTTGGCAATGATGATGGGAAAATCCACCTTTTCCGGTTTGTACATCCGGATGCGAAGTATGGGGACGTGCGAATTACAATGGTTGGTACACAGACCGGCGGATTCAAACTGGCCTTTAAATCTGACAGTGCCAGCAATATGGATTTGGAAATTACCGCGCAGGCCAGCGATAATGAGGGTACTTTAATTATCTATGATGAGGAAGTCCTCGGTGACACGGTAAAAGCCAGTGGCCTGACGGTGTCCTCTGCGGTCGGCAGTACAACAGGTACAACGAAATTGACGGTAACGCCTGCACTTGGAGAAGGGAACAGCTATCGGTACATGGACGGTGCGCAAACGATTGCAGTGGGTGCGGTGCTGTCTAACTGGGCTGCATGGGATGGTGCGTCTGACATTCCGGCAGCGACGGGAGATATTGTTACAGTAGCAGAAGTTGACAGCGGCAATGCCGCAGTTAAGGCCGGTATTACGACCGTTACGGCGAAAGGGTGAGGTGAAATGAAATGTATGATATCACTTGCGTACCAAAACGTTATTTTCCGGTAAAACTCACAGCGGAGGATGATGAAGGAAAACTCCATACCACGGTTGTGGAAGTGGAGCCGCCGCGTCTCAAAACGCTGCGTGAAATGTTTGATGTTGTTGAGCAGTCCCAAAGTATGCAGGATAACGGCGGAATTACAGAAAACATCATGACAGCCCTCCGCAATTCCATCAAAACAATGCTGAGCAAGAATAAGTCCAGATACAAGGTTTCTGATGACTATGTGGAGGCCATGGATGTCGACCAGATGATGGGGCTGCTGAATGCCTTCTTTGCATGGATTGGTAAGACAAAGCAAGAAAAAAACTGACAGTCCCTTCCTGCCCGAATAACGAGCCGGAAGGGCATTATACAGCAAGGACCGGCAACGATAAATTTGTCGCTGATTATGCTGGCATCAGTCTTTCCCGTGTGCAGATGCTGGACATATTTACCTATTGGTTTCTGCTTCGTGAGTCTGTGATTTTCACCTGCCAGCAGACAGAACCGGGGCGGGACTATCTTGAAAAGTGCTGGTCAGCGGAACAGACGGAACCGGACCGGAAAATGCTGAGAAAGTATTTTGGAAATCATTGACACACTCCCTGCTATGCTTTAGTATGAATTTATATTTTAAAAGGAGTGTGCCGGACATGTTTGGAAAAAGCGACAATGCAAGTGAAAATGAAGTCAATGAAATCATTCAACGGTTTAATTTGCAAGGACTATCTGATGATGAAAAAAATGCACTTTTCTCTATGGCAAAAGACAGAACGCTTGTCACAATGTCTGCTACGGCGGTTACAGATTTTGCGTTTAAAAAGACGTTAGTCTATCAAAATTGGATGATCCTTAGCCGACTACTTAATCTTGAAAAAAAATAAAAAATTGGCTTTCATTTTTGCATCCTCAGTTGAGGATGCATTTTTTCTGCTGCTTTAAGAGGTGATGAAACATGGCGAATAATATTAAGGGCATTACAATCGAACTCGGTGGAAACGCAGAAAATTTAAATTCTTCCTTAAAAGGCGTCAACAAAACTGCCGGAGATGCGCAAAGTGAGTTACGCGAAGTTAATAAACAGCTAAAGTTTGACCCCAAGAATGTTACGTTGACGGGGCAAAAAATTGACCTACTGAAAGAAAAAGAATCGGCGCTTGTGGAAAAGCAGAAAACATTAAAATCTGCTGTTGATCAAGTTAAAAAAGATGCTGAATCTGGTGATTATGGAAAGCGGCAAATTGAAAGTGCTGAAAAAGCTCTTCAGAAGGTCAATACACAGCTTAGAGATGGAGTCGGAGATACTGAAAAGCTTAAAGCAAAGCAAAAAGATCTTGAAAACACATTATCTGAATTGCAGGAAAAAGCTGAAAGTGGAACTCTTGGTGCAGATAAAGTTCGTGCGGTGGAACGTGAATATGAAAAAACCAATTCACAGATTAAAGAAACCCAAAAAGATCTCGCCGCTGCAGAAAGCGCTTCCAGTTCCTTTACAGAAAAAGTGAAAGGAAAATTTTCACTTTTAAAAGATAAAATCAAGGATACTTTCAGTGCGGAAAATATTAAAGCAGGGATCGGTGCCATTGGCATTGCCGTTGGCGGATTTTTAGGATCATCGATTCAAGAAGCTGGAGAAGCACAAAAGTCAACATCTGACTTGGAGCAAACCTTAAAATCCACAAAAGGCGCATCTGGTATGACGATGCAGTCACTAAATGAATTAACAGAAGCAATGGTAAGCAACACCACGTTTTCCGCAGAGGAAGTAAAAGGTGGAGAAGCTATGATGCTTACATTCACCAATATAGGGAAAAATGTATTTCCCCAAGCAACTTCTGCTATGCTGGACATGTCCCAAAAAATGGGTACAGGCCCGAAGCAGGCAGCTATGCAACTCGGCAAAGCGCTAAATGACCCGGTCAAGGGCATTACAGCCCTGACGCGTGTTGGCGTTACCTTTACAGCAAAACAAAAGGCTCAGATTGCCACAATGGAGAAAATGGGCAATGTGGCCGGGGCGCAAAAAGTTATTCTCGCAGAGCTTAATAAAGAGTTTGGAGGACAGGCAGCAGCGGCAGCTAATACTTACGAAGGAAAACAAAAACAACTTGCTAATACAATGCAAGAATTAAAAGAAACAATTGGGGATGCGCTACTACCAACGATCGCAAAAATTGTAAAAGTAACAACTCCAATTATTCAAAAAATAGCAGAATTTGTGTCAAAGAATCCACAGCTTACAGCGGCAATACTGGCGATCATTGCCGTGGTGGGCACATTGGTTGGCGGGATGTCTTTGCTCAATACAGTAACAAGCACGTTTGGAATCACTCTTGATGCAGCTTTGCTCCCTACCATCGGTATTATAGCAGCAATTGTAGCCGCTGTGGCTGTACTTGCCATTGGCATTAAACATCTGTGGGACACAAACAAACAATTCCGCGATGGTGTCATGAGTATTTGGAACGGAATCAAAGGCTTTTTCACAGGTATTCCGGGATTCTTTGCGGGACTGTGGCCTAAAATATCGGGATTTTTCAGCCGGATTCCAGCATTTTTTAAGAGTCTGGGGAACAGTATCAAATCAGGTGCGAATGGGATTAAGTCAGGGGTTGTCGGTGCTTTTAATGGTGTAAAATCAGGCGTCTTGTCTGTCATAAACGGTATTAAGACCGGCGTAACAACTGCATTTAACGGAGTTAAGACAGCCGTTTTGACGGTATGGAACGGCATCCGCACAGCAGTCATGACAGTTGTAAACTTGCTGGTTAAGGGTGTATTGAATATTTGGAAGTCACTGTCTCCGGGGCTTCACACGATTATGTCGGGAATTAAAAATATGCTCAGTGCCGCATGGACAATTATCAAGAATGTTGTCCTTGCACCGGTGTTATTGATTTGTGATTTAATTACCGGAAACTTTGGGAAAATTCCCGGTGACCTGAGTAAGATATGGACCAATATCACAAATGCCGCACAAACTGCTTGGACAGGGATACAGCAATTTTTTACTGGAATTCTGCAGGCGATTGTGGCATTCTTTGCGTTGGAATGGAACGGAATTTATACAACTGCTACTACAGTATGGAATTCACTTGCCTCGTTTTTTACAGGACTGTGGGCCAGCATTACCGGGGGCATCCGGTCAGCGTGGAATGCGGTGAAATCGTTCTTTTCGTCATTATGGGCGTCAATTGTTTCTACTGCAAAAACGGCTTGGAATGGACTTGTTTCATTTATACAGTCCCTGCCGGGGCGGTTTCTTGCTGGGGTGCAGGCAATCGGAAACGCAATCAAAAATGGATTCCAAGCGGCGATATCCTTTTTATCTGGACTTCCGGCGCGCTTTCTGTCATGGGGCAGTCAGATGATTAGCGGCCTGCTGTCTGGGATTCGGTCGCTTATCGGGAATATCGGCAGCACGATTCGGAATGGATTTTCCAGTGCAATTTCATTTCTTACTTCTCTGCCCAGAAAATTTTTGAATTGGGGCCGAGATATGATACAGGGGTTGATTAACGGAATTACAGGAATGATTGGAGCTGTTGGAAATGCTGTGTCCGGCGTTGCCAATAAAATCCGGTCATTTTTGCATTTTAGCCGACCGGATGAGGGGCCGTTAATGGATTATGAAAGCTGGATGCCCGATATGATGGAAGGCATTGCGAGCGGAATTATTAGCAATCTGGATAAGGTTGGAAATGCAGCAAAGCAGATTGGAGGCGCGATTCGCAATTCTATTCCAGAAACATTTGACACCCATGTGCGGGTGCGGTCTGCTTTGATGGCCGCGTCAGGAGGCTATGCAGCTATACCATCCGGCGGTCCTGCCGGGAATTCGGAAACAATGAAACAGGGAGGTGTGAACGTTACGCAGTATATTTACAGTAAAACGCCGTCTCCGTCTGAACAGGCACGGCAAACCAAGAACGCCCTGCGCAAACTGGCTCTTGGATTTTGATTGGATGTGATAAATTGGCGACTCTGGTTTACAAAAATACATATGGACAAAGCGTAACACTGGCCCAGAATCATGCCAACCCGTTTTGGCTCTCCAAAATTGCAGGATTTGGCGGTGCAAAAAATGATGTGAACACGGTCAAAAGTCCGGACCAAGATGGAGAAACGGATGTCAATGCATCACTGGAAAAATCAGAACGAACGATTACGGGTACAATTATTGCAGCAAATGCCCGTCAGTTGGAAGAGTATCACCGCGAACTGATAACAGCCTTCTCAACTAAGCAGTCGGGAGTGCTGGAATATATTTACGGAGATGTGGATAAATCCTGCAGCTGCAAGGTGGAGTCTGTAGCATTTGGAGAAATAGACGGCGGAACACAGGAATATGACATTACCATTCTTTGTCCAAACCCGTTCTGGCAGGATATTTCTCCCACAGTGGATGAAATTGCTCTGTGGCTGCCGGAATTTGAATTCCTGCTGCCGGATGGTTTTGAGTTTCCGGATGATGGCATGGAGTTTGGCGAACGGGCGGAGTCCTTAATTGTGGATGTTCAGAATCCCGGCGATGTGCCGTGCGGGATGAAGATTATTTTTACAGCAACCGGTACGCTTGAAAATCCATCTGTATTGAATGTCAACACCCGCGAGTATTTTAAAATGCTCAAAACAATGCATGCTGGGGAAATGATTGAAATCAACACGAAGTTTGGGGAGAAAGCCGTTACTGGTTACCTGAATGGGGATTCCCTCAACTATTTTAATGATGCGGACCTGCCGGCCAGTACCTTTCTGCAGCTGCAGCCGGGCAGCAATCCAATCCGGTACAACGCCGACAGCGGGCTGGACAATCTCAATGTCACAATCCGTTACAGTCCGCAGTACTTGGGGGTGTAAGGATGGAAATCTACCTATTTGACCGTACTTTGCATATGCTTGGGATGCTCGAAGCTTACACATCCCTGCAGTGGGTGCGGCGTTTTTATAAGCCGGGAGAATTTGAACTGGTTATGCCAATTCCTGCCGCGGATACCGACGCTGCGTCGCTGCTAACGCTTCTGCAAAAAGAAAACATCGTTTGGCCCAAAGGCAAAGATGAAGCCGGGGTTATCGATTACACACATCCGGAGATGGACGACAAGGGGCAGGAAACGCTGGACATTAAGGGAACCTTTTTGACCGGATATCTTGGCCGCCGTATTGTGTGGGATAACCTGTACCTGACTGGCACAGCGGAAAGTATGATGCGAACGCTTGTGGACAAAAATGCAGTTAGTCCATCCGACAGCGGCAGGGTAATACCGATGCTGTCCCTTGGCAATACACACGGGATTGCGGATACAGGAATCTATCAGACACCGGACGACGGCAGGGACAACCTCGGGGATGCGCTGAATACACTGGCAGCTGCAGCGGATGTAGGCCAGCATATCTTATTTGACTTGCCAAACAAATCTTTAAAGTATGAGGTCTGGCGGGGGCTTAACCGCACGGTTGGGCAGTCAGAAAACCCGCGCGCAATCTTCTGCCGCGAGTATGAAAATGTTTTGACACAGGAATACAGTGATTCGAATGATGACCTGCGAAATGTTGCACTGGTAAATGGAAAATTTACTTATCCCGTCACAACTCAGAAGACAGACAGCGACGGCAATGTCACAACAGAAACGACAGATGTCGAGGAGGCAGTCGCTGCAACTGTAGGGACTGCCTCTGGTTTAGACCGTTGTGAAGCATATGTTTCTTCTGACAGTTCCAGTAAAATTGATACGGGGGCGCAAGACGGTGATGGAAATACTATTTATACCTATTTATCAAAATCAGATTTTCTGAATCTGCTTGCGCAGGACGGAACGAAAGAATTGGCGCAGCATGCTGAGGTACAGTCGTTTTCCAGTACGATCAATTTGTATGGAAATCTCAGCTATCAAACCGACTGGGACTTGGGAGACAGCGTGACATTTTTCAGCCGGCGCTGGGGTCTGCAGCTGGATACCAGAATTACGGAAGTCAAGGAAACGTATGAGGAAAACGGAATGACACTGGACGTTACCTTTGGAAACGACCTGCCGACGCTGCTTGATAAGATCAAAAGGGTGGTGAAATAAATGGAGCATAGCGGATTCTTCAACTCCGTCAAACATGACCGAAAGTATAAAGCCGAGGATTGGGCAGCGTATTTTAATGCATTTCTGACCAACGGTGTATTTCCAAACCCTGCAGCAAATGTACAGGTTAAGGCAAACGGCGACAGCATGAAAATTTATGTTGACGTTGGGAAAGCATGGATTAACGGATATCTGTACGATAATGATTCGCCATTGTACATACGTCTGACAAACGCCGACGGTGCGTCAAACCGTATTGACCGTGTAGTTTTGCGATGGAGCCGCGCAGACCGGAGCATCACAGCGGCGGTAAAGCAAGGCAATTATGCCACAACACCCGTTGCGCAGGACTTAGAGCGTGACGCGGATTCCTATGAGTTGGGGATTGCAGATGTTGCAGTCAACGCAGGTGTGACCAGTATTGCGCAGGCGGATATTACCGATATACGGCTGAATACAGAATTGTGCGGTATCGTAAACAGTCTGATTCAAGCAGACACCACGGCTATTTTTGACCAGTATCTTAACTGGTTCAGCACGAAAAAATCGGACTATGAAAATGATATGTCAGCTGCAGAAGCGCAGTATCAGGCATCATTTGAGGAATGGTTTTCTAATGTGCAGGATACGTTGGACAGCGATACGGCAGGACACCTTTTGAATTTGATTCATACGAAGGCAGTCCATTATTCCTTCGACGTTGCGATACCTGCATCCGGCTGGACCGGCGACGGACCTTACACGCAGACGGTCAGCGTTGCGGGACTAACCGCCGCAATGAATCCAATCATGGATTTAATACAGTCGGACGATGTAGACACCGCGCAATCTCAATTGGATGCATATAGCTACCTTGACAAGGCAGTTACAGGAGATGGTACCTTGACTTTAACCTGCTATGATTTTAAGCCGAATGTTGATATCACGGTACACTTGGAGGTGGTCACATGAGCGAATGCCTAATTACAAGGCGTGGGGGTAAACAAATAATTTGGAAACCATTAACTTTTATTACCGCTAGTGGGACTTACATAGTACCACATAATGGAAAATATCGTGTTGCTTGCGTGGCATCTGGTGGGAATGGGTATAATGCTGGATATGGATTGAATCGCACATCTTCGCATGGCAGTGGGGGCGGCGGAATAGCAGAGTCAATTTTATCGTTGACAAAGGATGAATCAATTACTATTACTATTGATTTTTCAGTAACCTCGTTTGGAAATTATATGACGGCCACTGCTGGGCAGAGTGGGACAAATACAGGCAATGGCATAGGAGGTAGCGGATCAGCGGTAGGCTTAAAACCATTGATACTTAATGGGACAGATGGGAAAGCATGGGTTTGGGAATCAGGAGATACGCCAAATTACAATTATATTAATGGGAATGCCAACTCCGAGCATAGATTGGGCGGCACGTTAAGTGGGAAAGTATATATATCGGGTTTTGACGGAGTATCATCAAATGTTTGCGTTGATAATTCGAAAATAAATCCTCCATCTACTTATTCACCATATGGGTATTATCCAAGTGGATATGTAGTATGCGCTGAACAACATGGAAATCCATCTCCAGAAAATTATGCGAGTGGTGTTGTATTTATAGAAGAACAGGAGGAATAAAATTGGGCGAAGTGCTGATTACCAGAAAATCCCAACGGGGGGTACCTCCTGATGGGTTTACACAACCTACACAAATTCTTACGGAGTCCGGAACATGGACATGTCCACGAAGTGGGACATATAGAGTGACATGCATTGGGAGCGGCGGGAAATCGTATACTTTTGCTACTGAAAAAGCTGGTGGAGGCGCAGGTGGTATAGCTGAAAGTCAGTTAAAACTATCAAAAGGTTTGAAGATTGATGTGACTGTTGACGATGCTGTATCAAGTTTTGGCGCATATCTATCAGCTATGGTTGGACAGAACGGATTTAATGACAACAATAGTTTAAAAGCAGGTGCTGGAGGTGCAGGAACTGGAGGGAATATTGGAAATTATATCGGTGGTGATGGGACTGTGCTATATCCACCACAACTAGGTTCCTTAAATTCTAAATTAGGAGGAGATACCAGCAATTTATCACATTATGGTCAGTCATATGGAAATAAGTTATTTTACATCTCAGGCCATGCAGGTGTGGGCCAGTATTGGTGCTGCGAGATTGAATATACTCCTTTCAGGTTAGATATGAAATACCCGTTTGGAGGAGGTGGTGGAGCAATGTCTCCAGAAAATTCATTCAACCATTTACCCGGCAGTAATAATGGTGCAATCATAATCGAATATCTAAAATAGGAGGTATGAACATGGCAACAAAACGATATGCGTTTGTAAATTACGGCGGGCAGGTAATGTCTGTGGAAACCCGCTGCAGTGGCCGCTATAAGAAAGATGTAGGGGACGGAGAACTGGCACTGGAGCAGATTATTCATCCGGACATGCTGCAGTATTACGTTGAAATCACTGACGCAACAGGTGACGCGCAGCAGGGGTATCTCTGGTCTGATGGCAAATTCGCGGTGCCGACTACAGTGCCAGAGTCGGTGCAGCAGACGATTGATGGATTGGGACAACAGATGTCTGCACTGACATTGCAGCTTGCAGCGGCGAAGGGCGGTGAAACAACATGAACTTTTGGCAGTTAGCTTATACTCACAAATGGGCGACACTCGACCAACTGAAACAGGCAGTTGGGTACAATCTGATTACGACAGACCAGTACAAAACTATCACTGGTGAGGACTACAGTACCGGCACGGCTACAGCATAAGGAGGCATACATAAAATGTCATACAGAGGAATTGATGTCAGTTACTGCAATGGCTGTGTGGACTGGGTGAAAGCAAAAGCGGCCGGACTGCAGTTTGCCATTCTCCAGTTAGGGTATGGCAGCAACAGTACATCGCAGGATGATGTCCAGTGTCAGCGAAATGTAAGAGAGTGTGAGCGCCTCGGGATTCCCTGGGGCGCTTATTTATATAGTTATGCTTCAAACTCGGATAAATTGCAATCCGAAATCAATCATGCGTTAAGACTACTTCGGTATCATCATCCACAGTATCCAGTATTTTTTGATGCAGAAGATGCAGGAACGCTTGGGGGACTATCACGACAGACTATAACTGATTTTATTAAACATTTTTGTGATGTAATGGTTCAATCTGGTTATAAAGCTGGCTATTATTGCAATGGAAACTGGTATCGTAATAAGATGTATCCCAATCAATTAAAAAAATATGAATTTTGGTATGCTTATCCAGACACTGCAAGCCCGAATATTCATTGTGACATCTGGCAGAACGCTTTTGGTGAATGTACTGGACGGTGGCCGGGCGCAAATATTCCGGGGAAAGGATGTGATACGAACGTGTGCTATAAAAATTATACAAAGGAATCAACACTCAGAACATTGCCTGCGTTGGCACCAGCCGGGACGGCATTTACAAGTGATACAACTACAACGGTGGGCATTAAGCGTGGACAGTCCTATACGCTTAGGGTTACCTGTCCGGCTGGGCGGCCAAATGTGACGGCCGGTAAAGGCAGTATAGCCGATATTACCTACCAAAGCCGCAGCGGC